CCTGTGTCTCATCACCTTAACTAGCGGTTGCCAGTAAGTTTATTCAGTCACTCCCTGCGTCGCGTCCGACTCTTGTATAATAACAGACCCATCACACTGTGTCAACCCCCTATTATGATATCCTATGTGAAATGTCTCGATCATGACAAGAGACCCTACTATGATTAGGTTACAGACCGTCAGAGGGTGAGTTATTACCTTAAATACCACTTTCTTCAGTGATTACAGAGAAGTTTTGTCTCTTTTCTACCCTGAGTATCCTTTCAAACTTATCTTGAAGGACATCAGGTTTGTGGGAGATGATGAATACATTAGTACTATCATTAAATGCCCTCAGAATCTTCATAAAGTCATAAGTTCCTGCTATATCCAGTGAACTATCAAATATCTCGTCAAGTATCAGTAAATTAGTGTTGGCACTGTTCTTCATCTTGGCGATGGTTCTCCATGTAAACAGAAGTGCGAGATCTATCCTCATTTTCTCCCCTTCAGAGAAGGATGCGTAAGAAAATTCGTCTCTGAACCTAGATTTTATAGTCTCCTCAAAGTTTTCATCAAGATCAAATGACACATAGAAATCTAACTCGTTAAGATACTTATTAATCAGTTGATTCATGATCGGAAGGTACTTTTTGATGATCTGAGACTTGATTCCAGTGTCCTTGAGCAGTGATGAACACACATCAAAATTTTCTTTCTTCGCCTTCTCTATCTTAAGGTTAGTCTCACCGTCTAGACCCTCTTTTACGAGTGTTTTTAGGTTATTTTGCTCTCTTTTGAGGTTATCTGTCTGTGGTGTGTCGATCTCTTCTTGTATCTTCTTGATCGACTTCTTCTTCCACCTGATCTCCTTGGTGTTGGAGGAGATATTGCTCTGAATGTCCCTAATTTCCTTGATTTTACCCTCTTTTAGTGATACTTGCTCTTTGATCTCTTCAAGCTTCTGTTTAAGATCCACTGTGGCACTTTCAATTTGATTGAGTTGGTCGCTAATTCCCTGTTGATTGGTCTTTTTGCTTCGTTCTGTAATAGTTTGGCTACAAGTTGGGCATCTATCGTTTTCTTCATAGAATTTCATCTCCTTATTAAGTGTTTTCTTTTTGTCATTGAACTTAGACTGGTACACCCTCAGTTCATTTAACTTATGAGTCACATCACCTACCTTATCTGCCTCATTTTGGAGCAAATCTACCTGTTCTGAGGCATTTATGATGTCTTCCTCTAGTTCATCTACCTCTGTCTGTAAAGTGTGGATATCCGTACTCTTTGCTTTCCTCTGATTCTCCTGATTTTGCTTAATATCTGCTATAAATCGCTGTTGTATCTCTACTTTCTCCTTGATCAGGTCAAGGTCATAGGTTGCCTGTGTAATGCTGTCACGCAGTCCCTTTGCTCTTCCTTTGAGGATGTCATTCATGGTAGAAAACACCTTAATATCAAGCAAATCCTCTATAACTTCCCTTCTGTTGGGTGCTGTGAGTTGCATGAAAGGTACGAAGGTGCTGCTCCCTAGGATGACCACCTGTGTGAATGACTTATAGTTTAATTTTAGTACAGATTGCTCCAACCAGGTCTGTTGATCACGCTGATTTGACTCCTGATTGAGTGCTGAACCGTCTCTAAAAATTTCAAATATATTTGGCTTGACACCTCTGTTCACTTGCCAGTGAGTTGACCCTATTGTGAACTCAATAGAGACCATCATCTCCTTCTCATTGACAGCGTTGATCAGTTGTGCCTGTGATATCTTACGGAAAGGTTTCTTGAACAGGACAAAGCAGATGGCATCGAGCATCGTGCTTTTTCCTGCCCCGTTGGAACCGACGATTAGTGTTGAAGGACTACCTTTCAAGTCAACTTCGCTAAAAGCATTGCCTGTTGATAGGAAATTCTTCCAACGAATTTTCTCAAATACGATCATAAAAAATAGACAAATTAAAAATCAGGAGGTATCACTATTTGATCTGGTGTGATCACATAATATGGGTGATTATACTTCTTACAAGTACCAATCGCCTCTTCTTCTTCCACTTCTACCGCACACATCTGTGGGTAGTCGTTCGCTTCCAATAACCTAGCATAGCGTATTGCGTCATCTTTGTCAACAAAAAGGTAAAGAGTCTTTAATCCCTGTCTGTCAACTGAATAAGCACCCTGATTTTCTTTTCCTTTGAGTGCTAAGATGTACATTAGACTAGCTCCAGTGCTTCGATGTAAAGGGACTTAAGAATTGTATTGATACCCTCTTTATCATGGTATTCCATACCATTTACATAGTTTTCTAGTAGTGTGAGGGTATCTTCTTTCTCTATATCTATATCATCAGAAAATTCTGAGTCATATGATGAGTCCTCCACCACCTTGATGTCATGTACACCGTTGACATACAGTTGAGAGATGAAATATTCAAACTTTTGTGTGTCTTTTTTGTTCTCTACGATGACCTTGACCATCCTATTCTTGTACTGCCTAGCGTCAGGTAGTTTCCTCTCGTCATAAAAAATCTTGTCGAAGATACGATAGGGATTTTCTATGAATTTCTTCACTTTTGTGGTCGTATTGTACTCATGGAACCCTCTCTCGTCTCCCCAGTCGTTCCAGTAGATATGGTAGGGGTTACCTAGGTAGTGGCAGTTACCATGGTTCGACTTAGTATGGTAGTGACCACTGAAAACTTGCTCAAATTTAGCAAAAAGGTTCTTATCTATGCCATGTGTCATGGTGAACCCCTTGTGTGCCTCGAACCCATTGAGTTCAAGGTGACCCATAGCGACTGTCGCTGTGGTATCTTCTATCATTTGATAGGTTTTTTCCTGATTTTCAGCATTTATCCATGGTATGAACAGTATTTCTAGGTCACCTATCATCACCTGTGTTGGTTCAGAATATATGTGTACGTTGTCATACTCACCAAGGAAATTATCCAGTGTATTTACGGTGTTTGTGTCCTTATAATAGGCAGTATGGTTCCCCACGAGTGAATGAACCTCGACCCCCATTTTTTGTAGGCGATTGAAGTAATTATTTCTTGCCCAATCTACTGACCAGATGTCTACATTCTTACGATTATCGAATGTGTCACCCAAATCTAGTAGTATTTTTATATTATTTTCTTCTAGGTATGGAAAGAATACATTGTCATAGAAGTCAAGGAAGTAATCATGAAAATGTCGACTAGACTTCCTAGCACCGAAGTGCTGATCAGTTATTATTGCTATGTTCAATTTGATTTTACCTGTACGTTCTCTTTTATGCTGTTCATTGCTGAGTGATCATCAGTTCCATCACTGTGGAATAGTTGATCGTACCCTGATTTGGTGATAATCTTGTTCTTTATCTCTAGTTGTCGCTTCTCTTTTGAAATTCTTCTAAGGAAAGCATAGTATATTATCTGAGTAAAGTATGCGAAAGGGTTACTTGACTTGCTTGGATCAAAGTTTCCTATGTACTGTACACAATTTTCAATTCCATCACAGATCATATCCTCTCGGAACATATAGTTGACAAAGTTTGGTTTGTATGACAGGTGTGTCGCTATCTTTAGAAAACATTCTCCTATGTAGTTACTGATCTGGGGTCTGGGTTCTCCATTTTCCTCAGCAACTTTACAGTCTGCCTTGAAATCTACAAGGGCAAGAAGGAATTCTTTATTGTTAACGTAATGTTCTGACTTCTTTTTCATACCAATAGTTTTGGTTACTTACAGTATACTATGTTACGATGTCCACGTCAAGCTTGACAACACGCTCTGAAAGGTGTACACTAACTGTGTAGCAGGTTCAGAGACATATTAGGACCATTTATTTTTCTTCTTAAAGATAGACTCTAGAATTGCTCTAGATTCTTCTACAGTACCGAGGTCACCCTCACCTGTAGCAGATTTCTTATTGTATTCTGGGTCTATTTTGCTAATAGACATTTCATAGAACGCCTCGACTTCAATGTCACACTCTACACAAGTGACAATTCTGTCCATAGGGACGATGAATGATCTCTCTTTAGAGAATTTCATCCAAGGGGATACCTTTGCACCCACGCGGGAGTCCATGGTTACCTCCTCTACCAGTATAGGGTTCTCAAGAACGAGGTACCGCCCGTTCTCATCGTTCACACACGTTACTTTAGACAGCACTTCTTCACCTGTCACTATCTTAAGTGCTCCTAGAAATTCTTCGTCAGGCATATCTATTTTGTTTTAAGGTTGACATCAATAAATTCATAATCGAATGACTCTTCATTGTATATTTTGACACGTTCAATCAGATGATTGAGAGTATAGTTGCGTCGACCACCCTTGGAGATGTCGTCCGCTATATCATATAGTACAGCTTTAGTTTTATTGTCTCCCTTACGGAGTACCCGTCCTATTGACTGTAAATTCCTTATCCTCGACTTACTTGGCGACGCAAAGACAACGTTATGTAAGTTCCTAATATTAATACCAGTACTAAAAGTGCCATATGATGCTACTATAATTGAATCACTTGTAGTCTCAGCAATGCGTCTTGCCTTCTCCCTGTCCTCTGTGTCTATTCCTCCATAGATCAGGAAGGTTTGTCTTGAATC